ATGAGGCGAAACCTCATACGAACGGATACCCGGTAGGGGGGATAGATACCTACCAAAAATTTTGACCTCAATTTTAAATTGGGAGTGCCTTCTATGGCTTCAAAATTTCCAAATCAATTAATATTGATTAAATTATAACGACTTTATTACAATGCACTACCCGTCTTAATTGATAGGCTCTCGTTGTAGCTAAAACGCATTTTAGGTTTCTGTTTCGCTGAAACTCATTTAGAAACAGAGATCTAATCTTATTGATATTCTTATTCATTGTTATGATGTGATTGACCCCAGCTTTAGCACTTAAACCATTATTTTTGTTCAATATATTGCTTGGAACTCTTCAGAACCAAACAACACAATACTTGTGGTACAGCGGTAGATCACAAGTAACGATCGTGTTGCGCTAAATAATGAGCATGATTATTTAGTCATAATTTTAATATGGACATTTGAGGTTGGAGAGCACATTACCGTACGAAAATAAATGTGTATGTATTACGGTGTCATACAGCTCTTAGAAATGTTGGTTAAACATATTAAAATTTTAGGATATTATTGAATTTAAAGAACGTTTAAGTAAGTACGAATTTGGATTACTCTTTCTCAACGATTTATATTATCGCTATGTACCACGCACAGGGGTGTGTGGGAGATGTTTAAGGAAATTAATGAATGTCGAATCAAATGAATCAAATTTCTGAAGTAACTAATGCACTTACAAATGATGACCTTTGCGAATCACACTTGACTACCCGTAGACTCACTCAATCTAATTTAAATTCTTTGTCTCGTGGTAATGTAACTGAAGTAGATGGATTTACACATTATCACTTTGCCAATGTGTCCTTGGAATATGAGAAAAATACGCGTTGTAACTGTCGAAAGGAAAAGCAGCGAGAAAATATGAAAATGATACGCATATCTGTGCAAGCAGATGGCGCATTTAATTGGAAGATGGAGGACTTGTGCTGTTTCCCCGGTGTATCTGAAATGTTAGATCACTTCAAGCGTATTCCAAATGATATGCCAGAAAAATATAATAACATCGATGTTGATGCACCTGTTTTGTCTTTGGAAGAAGGAGGTTTTGACGCTATCAAACAAGCACGAAGGAATCAATTGCAACACTCACTAAATGGAAATATAGCACGTACACCTTGTAGCATTATTTATGTCGAAGAACACACTGCGTATATTATTGGTGACCCTGAATTATATCGTTCTCGCGATGTGGCTTACTTTATTGATTCCATTGAAGCATGGCGCATGGACTTATACTGTCTGCTTTTGCGCAGAAGCGGAATTCGCGCTCATGTTTTTGCGATTCCACGTTGGTGTTTTTATCATGTAACTCAGCAAGAGTTACAAACATGGTTCATCGCAAGCATGAATAGTGGAAGAGGTGAAACATTTGTGCCACGTTGTGTAGAAATTATCTCCTTCCGAGAGCAACGTGCAGCTGAACAACGTCGTCATAATCAAGAGATGCATGCTTTGAATGGAAACATAGAGTGTAAGGAAAATACGAAAAGGAATTCTAAAACGATACGAAGTTGTGAAAATACGCGTATAGCACGTCTATCTAGTGCTGACACAGAATTATCGCGGAAAATTAAGTTTGCTCATGAGAAATTCATCACAAAGAAGCGACAAGAAGCAGCCCATAAGGCGGTGATGAAACAATTATATCCGACGAAACATTTTAATGCATCATATATTTTTGGAGATGATCAGGTGAATTTTGGATTGAACTCTTTTGAAACGGAAGAAGAAGGACTCTTTGGATATCTTAAAGATATCATTGATTCATTACCAGAAGAAGTTTCAACTGTGTGTGATTGGGCCGAATTTTTATCAGCTGCCCATGTAATTTTATGTGTTCCTGCTCCTTCTGCAAAAATTTTAGCTATAAGAACTATTTATCGTATTTTTGGTATTAAAGGCCTCACTGTATCAGCTTTTGTTAAACTTGCATATCAGATGTACCAAGTTTTCTGTAATCGTAATGTAGCTGTAAAGGCGTCTGATATGAAATCTTCCATTAGTGTTTTAGTAACTTTAATTTTAAGTCTTATTTTCCAACGCAAGCCAGGCAAAAATCAAGTTGACTCGTGTTTAGAATCATTGCGTATTGTACCACAAACTTCACGTGGCTTAGATTGTCTTATTGACGCTGTAAAAGGATGTGTTAAATGGGTGAAGAATAAAGAAGAGCCGTGTGATTTAAATAAGGAAATAGATTATATTGAAGAACGTGTTATATATTATACAACACCTGAAGGAAATCATGCGATGGACACAAACCCTGGTAGTTTTACTGAGTTGGCTGAATTGGAAGTTCGTTCTATTACATTGCTTAAATATTTAGCTCCTAATTCTCAAGAAAGGCTGCGATTTTCCGGGATTGCTGCAAAATTAAATATGTTTTATCGGCGTGTTCAAATGTCTCCCCCAGCAGGATACGGGAATCGAAAACCACCAGTTACTCTTCATTTGTGGGGGGATGCAGGAGTTGGAAAAACCCATATTATTAATCTTGTTAGTGCTGATGCTTTGAGCACTATTTTAAAATTAGAAGGAAAGGAAGGGAAAGAACTACACGATGCGCTTTATCATTTTGAAAAGTTTATGTATTATAATCCTGTAGCTAATAAGTATAAGACTAATTATAATTGTGCATTATCAAAAATTTTCGTGTGTGATGATGCAAATCAAGTAAATGCTCATTTTTTGAAGGAAGGACAACCTTTCCCAGTAGATCTTATTCATTATGCAAATTCACACACTCACTTATTAAATGTCGCTGAACTTGAAAATAAAAGAAATGCCCATTTTAACTCTGCTTTAATTGTAGCCACTGATAATACTCGAACTCCAGTTCTCGATTACATGGCTAGCGCTGATGCTTACAAGCGCCGTATAGATCTTCAATTTTGTGTGAAACTAAAGACTGAGTATGCGTGTGCTGTAAATGATGTGGTTGTAGTGAATAACGAAGCGTTGGATCATGCCCGCGTAAACAAGCATATATGGCGTTTTGAAGGTCATGGAGGAGTGTATGATTACGATGAGATGATTGAATTTGTTCATAAGGCACTTATTGCCAAGCATGAAAAGTTTGTGAATTCATGCAAAGTTTTTAAAGAATATGCAATACGGAACACTCCTCGTCCTGAACCTATGACGGTTGAAGAAAAATTACCAGAAAACAATAATCCTTATGCTAAGTTCTTGAAAGATGGGGAAAGAGTTCAATTAGGTGGTGGTAATTTCGAGGAGACTGCTACACAGCACTCACTAAGATCAAAATTAAATAGCACTTATCAAGCAGCAATGTATACAGCATGTGGTGATACATTTTCATCAAACCCTTATGGTTGGTATCATACTCAATATTTGAAGTTTCTTGTGTGGTTGCATTGTCAGTCTTTCTTTCAGCATCCGCTTTTATGGTCTTATGTTTTCTTTTGTGTGCGTCCTTATCAATTTTTCCAGCGTATTTTCAAACGCACAACGGTGAAGAAGCGTTCGCGTGCATATAAAATTGCGGCTGTGTTTGGCATGGTGATAGCAGGATATGGCGCTTATCGGTGCTTGAAGAAGAAGAAACGCGTGATCTCGTTGAAGCGTGGTACTAAAGAAACTATAGAGGTTGAGGAAATGCAAGAGAATGAAGTGGAAGAACATAATAAATACAATCCAGGTGATGCTTCGCACGCTAAACCTAAGCCAAAAGGCAAAACAGCTCCCACTTCGGGAGTCGTTTCGCGTCCATTATTTCACAGCAAGTCGACATTTGAGAGATTTGATGCCAAAGAGTTTGGAAATTCAGACACGCCTGAGAAGCAGTTGGAGAGTTGTGCTGCCTTCGTTTTGGCAAAACTGATGTGTTCAAATATGTACATAATCCAATATTCACGAAAGGTTGATGGTGAATTGCAGGTTGGTACATTGCGAGGGTTCTTTATTAAAGGATCTATGTTCCTCACTAATAGACATTTGCTGGAAGGATTGACACGTGATGAATTCAATACAGGACATTTCCATTTATATAATGTTTTTAACACTAAGAAAAATATTGAAGCTTCAAAAGTTGACGTCATCACATTTTTGCACAAGGATGACGAATTTAATTATTATGATTTAATTGCAATAGATTTTAAGAAAACAATGCACGATCATGTGGACTTGACAAGTAGTCATGCAAATAATACGCGATTTTATCGCGTTTCTGAAATGCATACTATGGCACGAGAGAAAATCATGGTGATGTCCACTACACTTAATCATCAATTCGAAACAAAGAAAGAACTATCGTTCACGGGAAATACGGCTTGGTATGTTGAAATTCAGCACACATCCGTAACACAAGTGAATGAGGTTCCGTTGGAAGCGAAGAATCCGAGTGGTGAGGTGGATTACACCTATAACACGCTTGAATACCCAATGCATAGTGTGCCGGGTTCGTGTGGTAGTGTTGTACTCGGCAATTCTGCATCGTCAGGTGGGAGAATTCTTGGAATTCATATGGCGGGATTCTGTTTTAATGATAAGAGTTTTGCTCAAATCATTTCACATGAGATGATAGAAAGTTTGAATCTCGCTAAGCATGTGTCATTCTTCAGCGTTCCACTTAAGAATTCTCAAACTGTATTGGACAACACATTCAATCGTGTGGGGAACATTCCGCACAATCTTCATTCACATGCAAAGTCAAAAATATATCCATCTATCTTTCACAATAAAATATTCGCAACAGAGAAGAAACCTGCCTATTTAGGTTTCTTTAATGGAGAACATGTTGTGAATAAAGCATTGAAAAAGTATATGGAGCCCTCAATTGCGGTTTCGAGCGCTAAAGAGGCAATATTTTTGGCCAGTCTTCGACATAAATTTGCGCCCACACGCAAAATTCGCCAGCTTACTCATGAGGAATCGATTTCAGGAATTGAAGGTCATGAGTATATCCGTGGTATTAATCGAGCATCAAGTCCTGGTTATCCTTTTAACCAGTTTGCAAAAGGTACAAAAGGAAAAACTGCATTTTTAGGAGCAGATGAGATGTGGATATATGATCATCCAATGGTCCTCAAAGAGATAGCAGATTACAAACGTGATGCAGAAAATAATGTGCGCCCGCGTTGTTACTTTGTATCAACAGCAAAGGATGAACTTCGCCCAATAGCGAAAGTTGATGCTGGGAAGACTCGTGCTTTCGCAGCAGCGCCATTAAATTATGTTATCACTTTTCGTGAACATTATCTTGACTTATTTGCCAATATCATGGAGGAGAGAATCGAGAATTCGTCTCTTGTGGGAATAAACCCTTATTCAGAGGACTGGGACTATCTTGCACTAAAACTGAAGAAAATTGCACATCCAAATGCAAAACAGTTTATTGCTACCGATTTCACAAATTGGGATGGAACTCTAAATAGGGATCTTTTATGGATGATACATAGCTTTATCGAAATGAGCTATTCACGAACTTCCAAAGTGTCAGAAGCTTTATGGAATGATATTACTTCATCACGTCAAGTGTTTGGTAATGTAGTCATCCAGATAGTGAGGGGTCAGCCATCAGGCAACCCTGGAACCGCTATTATTAACACTCTCTATAACTATGGAATAACGTATCTGTGTATATATGACCTTCTTGAGAATATTGGTACTGTTGAGGCCTATAAGCTTCAAGAGAACCTAGTAAATGAATTTTACGTCGCAATATATGGAGATGATAGTATTATAGCATTCAGTCGTCCTCTGTCAGAAGTTCTGGACATTACGAAATGGTCTGAGTGTATGTTATCATACGGTCACTATTGCACGCCAGAAACTAAAGATGGAGAAGATATTGTTTTCAAGACAATGCATGATATATCTATCATCAAACGAAAATTCGTTTACGATTCAAAGCTACACATGTGGTTAGCACCACTAGAATTAGCTTCCATACTTGAACCATTAAATTGGGACAGGTGTGAGCAAGAATATGGTCAAAAACAACTGCAGATGCAGGTTAATTCACGCATAGCAATTAGAGAGTTGTGTATGCACACTCCAGAGATTTTCACCCAGTATCGAGACCGAATAATTGATCAGTGCGAGAAGCATCGAATAGTATTGACTCCTGATTGTTTTTACCCTCAGGAGACTCTACGAAAGATGGTTCGTCGTGGTGATAATGTATTCTACTTCGCAGACAACTCTGTAGATGGCATATATAAATTCGACTTTAGTGCACACCCCTCAACAGTTGAGGGCATGGACACTATCGTAGCCAAGAATTGGAATGAAGGCATAATGTCTTCCTGCACAATTCAAAATTCAAAAATAATGAGTAGGAATATTTATTCCGGTGGTCACTCCGATGGCAGCCCCATTAAAGTATCACACACCAAAACCGTGTTGCAGTTTTACCCGACTAAACACGTTAAATCAAGGGTAGCCGAAACATTAAATTCAACTTCAATTCTCCCATTTCATGATGAACGCAATGACACTGAAACTGGACAACAAATTGTTACTTTTGCTACTAGTGAAGTCCCCATTGAAGAAACTCTTCCAATGGAAGCCGATTTACGAAGTAGTGAAACAACAACACTCGTTGAAGGACGCTCGCACACAATTGATGATATTCTCAAACGCGAATATCAAATTCTAACGGATGTGATTCCAATAGGAGGTGCACCCGGCGATCAACTTTATTTGTTGGATCCGATTGAATTGTTCCTATCTCAGCCAAATGTCCACGATAAGATCAATGGTTTTGCATTTTTGCGAACGTTTTTAAACGTACGCTTTGAATTCACAGTCGCACCAAAGACGTCAGGTGGTATAATTCTTGCATTTTATGCAGATATGAATGATGTAGCTATTGCGAATCGAACTAAGAAATTAATTCAAATTTCGCAAACACCAAACATTCAATTATCACTTACAACGTCAACAAGTGTGGTTATGAAAGTTCCATGGGTTTCGAGCTTTATGGGTCGAAATTTACAAACAGGAACAGGCAGACCAGGAAAATTATACGTGGGTCGTTTAACACCATTGGATATTGGTACAGTTAAGTTAACTGTTTATATCCAGGCTGATAATGAAACACTTCAGTTGGAATATCCAACAATTGGAGCACCTCTTCAATCACGGGATGCATTGGAGAAAAAGATTAAACGCGCACAACTGGAATTACGCGCTCTGCAATTGCGTGAGGAAGAATTACGTCGTAGTAAGGAATCTCGCACGGTCGCGCGTCGCACACCAGTTGCTCGTCCTCAATCTAATAACCAGAGTATCCCTAGCAAGCACATGTTGAAAACTGAAGCCGGTAAAATGGTTCAAGGTGGTAGTATTTCGGGAGCCCTTAATGAAGGGTCTAAAATTGCACGAGCTGCTTCAGGCCTACCGTTGATTGGAGGAGCTGCGGGCGCGGCTGCGCCTATTTTATCTGCAGCCGCAAATGTTGCTGGAGCCTTGGGATATAGTAAGCCTTCAAATGACGCACCTGTGACTGCTGTAAAGTGGAAGCAAGGTGATGGACATTTAGCAAGTCAGGCTGCAATGCCTGATCATGTCTATTCTTTGGATCAAGGTAATGTGATCGCCACAGATTATCCCGCGTTTAGTACTGATCTTGATGAGATGTCCGTTGATTATATCATGAGATGTCCTAATATTTTAGATGATAAAATATTCAAGATAACAGACACCCAAGAACCGCGCCAAATCTTGCAGCGATTTCCTCTTACCATCAACCCAATAGTTTATGACGAAAGCATATATCTCTCCCAGCAAGCCTGGGTTTCAGCAATGTGTCAAAATTGGATTGCATCACTTCACTTTGATTTTGATGTATATTTAACTATGTTTCATAATGTTAAATTGCGCTTTCTGGTCGCTATAAATGATTATGGCTCATACGAAGTGGGTGATATTATGGATGTTGACGCAGTGAATAAAGGTTTGTCAGAGGTAGTTCAGTTTACCGCTGACAATGCTAACATTCAAATTACAAACGCGCCAATGGCCACAACACCTATGAAATATGTTGCAACACCATTTAGTAATGATGGAACACCAAACATCGCAACACTCAAAGTTTATCAAGATACTGAGTTTTGCTCATACGGAACTTTGTATGTGTTAGTTGAAGTGCCTCTTGAAGTTACTGGTGATGTCTCCCATACCGTTTATTGCGTGCCAAAGTTTCATTGTTCAGGTGTTGGATTATCGAATCCTTCGACACATCTCCAATTCCTGCCTGCGAAACACATGATCGCATCCAAACATTCTAACGTGACATTAACAACTGATTTTCAGAATAATTCACGTACGCAATCTCAGGTTCGGACAGCCCATCTGGCTACTGGACCTTCAGTCCCTATAGATGTCAAACGAAATCTCGCTATCTGTATGGGTGATCAATTTGATCGCCTTGATAAGATTCTTACAGCTTTCGTGATTTTTGGACCAACTCTAACTCTTACATCTACCAATGCTATTGCTGTGGATCCGTATCATTTCCGTGCAGCAGAAGATTCTGATTCCATTGATGTGGTTGATTATTTTTCTGCTGGTTATGGATTTTACACAGGAAGCATGGCAATGCGCATGTTGATGTATGAGAACCAGGGTTATGTTGGAGAGTCATTTGTAATGAGTAAGTTCGCGAATCAATGGAAACAAACTATCGATCCGACTGGCTATCATAAATTTGATAGCGCCGGTTTTATTTCCACTGGAGTAAGATGTATTCCACATTTTGCTCAAGAAGGAGTAATTGACGTGAACATACCATATTATCAAGCTTTCAACATTGCTCGTGTTTCTCATGCAGAAACTGGTGGATCGTGGGGTGAGGGTCATCTTCCAATCGTTTGGTATTTTAAATCATCCGTCGGTCAGAAAGTCAAATTCTATCGTGCAGTTAAGGACAAATTCAAGTTTGGGTTCTTGACTAGCCTGCCACCTTTTAATGTCAATTCACATGGCATTATTCAAGCATAAAATTTGTTAAAATGAGAAAGAGGGGGAGCCTCTGTATTAGAAATTGAAATGTCCATTTCTATAACTTGTTTGATAAATTTTCTTTTCATTTAAATTTAATATACATATTATTTTGCTATACTTTATTAAAAATTTTATAATAGTGAAAAATATGTCTTTCTTATCACTTAGTATGACTTGCAAATCATGCCGTATCTAAACGTTTTTAACACGCACGTTTTTTTATATAAGAAATTTTTTATTTTATTTTAAAATTTAAAAAAAAAAAAAAAAAAAAAAAAAAATACATACCGTACCTTGTTGTACTCTGCGTTGATACCACTGC